ACTGCAGGGATCGCCAGTGCTCAGACGCCAGGTGACTGGGTTCTGGGGAACTATCAGGGCGCCGGATATTGGTATCCGGGCATCGCCGAAAAGGTCGGCGGCGGTAAGGTCACGATCCGTTATGACGACGGCGATCGTGAAACTGTAAGCGCTAAGAAGGTCCGGCCTTACGACTGGATGATCGGCATGAAGGTTGAGTGCAATTACAAGAATGCCGGTGAATGGTATTCGGGCAAGATTGCCTCGCTGGCTGGCGAGAAGATCGGTATCGCCTACGATGACGGGGACAAGGAAACGACTAAGACCGGACGTTGCCGGACGCAATAAGAACCACAGAGGCAGGCTTTGAGCCTGCCTTTTGCATTCGCGGGCTTCTTCAGGGTGAGGCAACAGCCTTCCAAGCTGCCAAGGTCGGTTCGGTCCCGACAGTCCGCTCCAAAGTCGAGTAGAGATCGGGCGGCGGCAATGGCGGTCGATCCAAGGCAGGACGCCTTCAGGTCTTGGATAGTCGGTTAATTGCAGGATAAAGCCTCACCTGCGCCCTTGGGGGCCGACGAGAGTGCGCTCGTTAGACATCGGGGAGGCAGGCGGTTCGCCTGAGGAGGCCGGGGGTGCCCAGTCGTGCCGACCCGCTCACAGTGAGGATGCAATGCAAGCGGTAAAGCGTGTGGTGTTCGGACTATGGAGCTGCGTCATCCTTGTCGGAGTCATGGCCTTCCCGATTGCAGCTTTGGTGGGGGCCGTCGTGTTGGTGGCGAAGGTGTTCAAATGGGTATTTAGCTAGCAGCAGCTCGCGAAGTGGCGTCCTCAACATTAACCCCGCAGTCCTGAAATGGAGAGCCGGGCTTAACCGCCCGGTTCGCCGATGTCCTTCATCCCGCGGGTTTGTTAACTTTCGGCATCACGCCGCCGTAGCCGAAGTCAGATTTGCAGCTAGGACACACGTATGTGACACCGCCTGCGCTCTTGCTCCGATCTTGAGCGAGTCTAATGAACAGGCCCTTCCGCTCGCATATAGGACAAACCGGTGGTCCACTGGCGTTTCCTTCTTCGTTCGCAAAGTAGCGAAAATGGCCTTGATCCACGAGTTTAGCCGCTCTGAATGCAAGCTGGTCTCTCAGAGCCGCTATTTCAGCATCTTTTGATTTAAGCTCTTGGGCAACGTCTACAAGCCCAAGCTTAGCGTCCGACAAGGCTTCAGTGAGATCGGCAATTTTAAGCTTGAGTTCGGCTTTGTCATATTGAGCATCGATCGCTCGAAGCTCCTTCACCATCCCGAGGGCGGCTGTTACTGCGCTGATAGCGCCTGCGACGTCCATTCTGAACTCCAAGGTTGCTGCGGCGACCGGGACTAGCCCGGCCCGAGAGCTTTGCTCACCCAATCTTCGAACGCAACGGCTATTTGCGCCAACTCCGGAGTGACAAATGACAAAGCTCGTCGATCTCGCCCGTACCAAAGCGGAGAAGAAAGCGGAATCAGACCGCTGGAACTCGATAGAGACCGCAAGCGAGGATCGCCCAGACTATCCGTATGGCCTGACACTGTCCCTCGATTACGAGACCGTGAAAAAGATGGGCCTGTCCGAACGCGACTTCGACGCTGGCCAGCCTGTCACTATCACCGCCGAGGCGATGATCACAGAGGATCGTATCGAGATCATCAACGGTGAAAAGCGGCACTCGATCTCGCTCCAGGTCCAGAAGATGGCGCTGGGGCAGGAGACGGAAGAAGTCGCCGACCGGTTCTACAAGGCTGCATCGAAGTGAGCGCCGGTACCGAGCCGGGCTATATCGCCTTCATCAGGCAGGATCCGTCTTTGCATCGCGACTGGTTTGCAGCGCAGGCGGAACAAGGCAAGGCGAATGGATGCACCTTCGGACGCTTCTCGGTGCACGAAGACGATGAAACGTTGGCCTTAGTCGAAGGCTGGACAGAGCGTCCCGAGGATCAGGGCGAAATCCGATGGCATCTCGCCAGCGCAGAATGAGCAAGAGCGAGTAGGAAAATATCCATGGCTGAACGCAACCAGTATGGGACCGAGCCCGGTTACCTGTTCAATTTTACCACCAACGACGCCGCCGATCTGCCCAACGATACGCGATGGCTGATCGTAGGCGTGGCCGGTACCGTCAAGCTGACTGACGGGAAGGGCGCAGTTGATACGTTCACACTGCCCGCCGGCGTCTTTCCGATCCTTGCGCGCCGCATCTGGGCCACAGGCACCACTGCGACAGGTCTTGTCGGGATTTACTGAGCATGGCACGGCCTCCCTCGTACAAGCCCGAATACGCCAAGCAGGCTGAGAAGCTCTGCGCGCTGGGCGCTAAAGATACCGAGCTTGCTGATTTCTTCGAGGTCACCGACCGAACCATCCAGCGATGGAAGATTGACCATGAAGAGTTTTGTCAGTCCCTAAAGCTTGGCAAGGAAGTCCCGGACGAGAACGTCAAGCGCTCGCTGTATCAGCGCGCCATCGGCTTCTCGCATCCTGACGTCGATATCCGAGTGATCGACGGGAAGGTCATCAAGACCGATATCGTGAAGCATTACCCACCGGATACCACGGCCGGCATTTTCTGGATGAAGAACCGTGACCCGAAGAACTGGCGCGACAAGCAGGAAGTGGAGCTTCAAGTGAATGGCTCCCTCGCAGAGCGTCTGGCCCGTGCAAAGGGCAGGGTCAGCACACCAAAATGATATCGGCCGCCCAGTCGCGCGATCCGGACGATGATATCGCCGACGCCGCAGCCCTCTTCCAGTTTGACCCGCAAGGATGGGCGCTGTTCGCATGGGATTGGGGCAATGGCGACCTGAAGGACATGGACGGGCCGCGCAAGTGGCAGGCGGACATCAACGAAGAGATACGGCAGCACCTCAACAGCGAGAACCGGTACTCGCCATTGCAGATTGCTGTATCCAGCGGTCACGGTATCGGCAAGTCGGCTGAGATGGGCATGCTCTCCAACTGGGCAATGTCCTGCTTTTCAGACTGCAAGATCGTCACGACGGCCAATACCGAAAGCCAGCTGCGCACCAAGACGTCGCCGGAAATCGGAAAGTGGTTCCGTTCGTCGATCACAGCCCATTGGTTCAACGTCCAGGCCATGTCGATCAAGGCCCGTGACAAGGAGCATTCCGATCTGTGGCGTCAGGACTTCGTTGCGTGGTCAGCCCACAACACCGAAGCATTCGCCGGTCTGCACAACAAGGACAAGATCATTGTCCTTATGTTCGACGAGGCCTCCAAGATCGCTGACAGCGTCTGGGAAGTGGCTGAAGGCGCGCTCACCGACGAAAACACGATCATCATCTGGTTGGTGTTCGGCAATCCGACACAGAACACCGGCCGGTTCCGCGAATGCTTCCGCCGGAACCGCAAGCGCTGGATCAGACGGCAGATCGATAGCCGGACAGTGCCTGGCACGAACAAGAAGAAGCTTGACCAGTGGGTCGAGGACTACGGCGAAGATCACGATTTCGTAAAGGTTCGGGTGCGCGGCATGTTTCCATCATCCTCGGCAAAGCAGTTCATTGGCACCGACGACGTTGACGCCGCACAGAAGGTCCACCTTCGGAAGGATCAGTACGACTTCGCACCCAAGATCATCGGCGTTGATCCGGCGTGGACCGGTGATGACGAACTGGTCATCTACTTCCGCCAGGGGCTGTACTCCAAGCTCCTTATGAAGATGCCAAAGAACGACAATGACATCCTCGTCGCCAACCACATCATGCGGTTTGAGGACGAATTGCAGGCTGACGCGGTCTTTATCGATGGCGGGCATGGCACAGGCATCTACTCGGCTGGCATCACCATGAACCGATCGTGGCAGCTCGTGTGGTTTGCCGGGAAGAGCATAGACGCCGGCTGCCTGAACAAGCGCGCTGAGATTTGGAAGAACATGCGCGACTGGCTGAAAACCGGCGGCGCAATCGATCCGAAGGACGATGTTCTCTACCAGGATCTGATCGGCCCCGAGCTTGTCGCCCGGACAGATGGCAAGCTGCAGCTGGAAAGCAAGGAAGACATGAAGGTGCGCGGCATTCCATCGCCGAACCGGGCCGATGCTCTTGCGCTGACCTTTGCCTATCCCGTCGTGGCCAAGGAAGACGACTATGGCGGATCGAATATCCGCAATGACAGCCAGTTTGGCGGCAGCCAATCGAGCGGCGACTACAACCCTTTCAGCTGAGCGAGGCTCCCATGTACTCCGAATCGTTCGAGATCGAGCGGATGAAGAATGCTGTCGCCAACGGCAGGCTATTCAACGTCCTTATGTTCGTCCTCATCATTGTCGTGGCAACGCAGAGCGACAGAGGAGCCCTCTGGCTCGCGTTCTCACCGATCCTGTCGGTTGGAGCGGCTTATCTCGCTGATGGGCCAGGCGCCCGCTTTCAGCCTGTCCTGTCGATCGTCAGCATTGTCTGCGCGGTCGCGTCGTTTCTCATCATCTTTTACCTGTGAGGCATCCCATGTGCATCTTTGGCAGCAGCACCCCCGAAGCGAAGACGCCGCGCATGCCGGTGGAATACGCGGCTCAACGGGCGCCCGATAATCAGAACGCTGAAAAGGCAGGCAACCGCACTAAGGACAAGCTTCGCGCTGCGTCCTCAACGATGCTGACCGGCGCTCAGGGCGTCGGCGCCGTCGACACCTCCGGCAAGAAGGTGCTTCTGGGTGCCTGAGATCGATACGTCCATCAGGGCTCGCCACGAGCGGCGTCTCGCTGCGCTCAAGACAGAGCGTAATGACTACGAGCCACAGTGGCAGGAGTTGAACGACAACATCGCGCCTGGCCGATACCGCAAAGGTGACGCGAAAGACCCCAAGGGCAAGAAGGATCGCGGCAAGATCGTGGATAACTCGCCCTTGCTGGCGCACCGCGTTGCCCGCTCCGGGATGCAGGCTGGCCTCACGTCACCAACAAGGCCCTGGATGCGCTACAGCATCTTCGACGACGACCTGAAGGAATACGGCCCGGTCAAGGACTACCTCTATCAGTCCACCCGGAAGGCCCGCGACTTCCTCGCCGTGTCGAACATCTACAATTGCTTGCATTCCGGCTATGGCGATGAGTTGCTGTTCGGGCAGTTTTGCATGATCCTCACCCGGAACGAGCAGCACCGCCTCCACGCGATCATGCCAGTCGCGGGGCAATACTGGCTGGCTCAAAGCGGCGCCGGCCGTGTCGATACCTGCTATCGCCGGATATGGATGACGGTAGAGCAGATGGTTGGGCGCTTTGTTGCGCGGCCGAACAGGGGCATGGACTGGTCCAAGGTCTCTACCACGGTCAAGAACCTCTGGGACAAAGGATCTTACGACGAGTGGGTCGAGACCTACAACGCCATCGAGCCCCGCAAGGAACGCATCCCGAGCAGCCCGACGAAGGCCAACAAGGCGTTCATGTCGAATTACTGGGAAGCCGGTGCCGATACGGACGTCATGAGCGAGGTCAGCGGCTTCGATCGCAACCCGATCCTTGCCCCGCGCTGGGATGTCGTCGGCGAAGACGTCTATGCGGCCTACTGCCCCGGCATGGACGCGCTGCCCGACGTGAAGATGCTTCAGACCGAGCAGAAGTGGAAGGGCTCCGGCATCGAGCACCAGGTGCGACCAGCCGTCGTTGCCCCCACGTCGCTTCGCAACAAGCGCAACTCGTCTCTGCCCGGCACCATCACTTATGTCGACGAGGTCAACCAGAATGCGTCGTTCCGACGCGCTTTCGATGTCAACGTGTCCATCAGCGAACTGGCGGCCGACATCAGCGATGTGAACCGCCGGATCGATCGCGCGTTCTATGCTGACCTGTTCATGGCGATTACCAACATGCAGGGTATCCAGCCGAAGAACGTTTTCGAGCTGACCCAGCGCAAGGAAGAGCAGCTTCAGCAGCTTGGGCCGACCGTTGAGCGCCAGCACCATGAACTGATCATGCCTTTGGCCGATTGGGTGTTCTACGCGCTGGAAGAGGACAACCAGTTGCCCGAGCCTCCTCAGGAGCTTCAGGGCACTGACCTCAAGATCGAGAACATCTCGACGCTGGCACAGGCGCAGCTTGCCGTTTCGACCGGCGCAATCGAGCGCATGATGAGCTTTGCCGGAAGCTTGACGAACGCGTTCCCGGAATCCATCGACAAGATCGACGGCGACCAGGCCATTGATGAGTACGCCGATGCGCTTGGCGTGCAGCCCACCATCATCCGATCCGATGACAAGGTGAAAGCGATCCGTGATGGGCGCGCGCAACAGCAGCAGGCCGCGCAAAGCGCCGAGATGGCCAGCCAGCTCGCTCCCGCGATGAAGCAAGGGGCAGAAGCGGCCGCCACGCTGTCCGGCACTGACGAGAACGGCGGGCCGGTAGACCTTCTTAGCCGCCTGGGTATCGCGGGATGACACAGAAAACACGGGAAGAAACAGACCTCGAACTGGCAACCCAGTCCGTGCTGGCAGACCCGCGTGCACGCGAGTTCCTGTGGTGGGTGCTGTCGCAGTGCGGCGTCTACAACGCCCCCCACACAGTCAACGGAGAGACCGGTATTCACATCGGTCGCCGCATCATCGGCGTGACGATCATCAACCAGATCAACGCCACGGACCCCACTGCCTACGCTCAAATGATGATCGAGGCTCACAACCGCGCGGACAAGCGCGAGAGGGAAGAGAATGTTCGACCTGTTGAGGAATAAGATTGCCTTTGGCACCGACGAGGTTGTAGCCGCCGCTGCCGCTGCAACATCCGCCGAGCCTGCGAAGGTCACCGAGCCTGCCAAGGTGGAAGAAAAGGCGCCGGAAACCATCCTGTTCGGCAATACCACTGAAGGCGAGAAGAAGCCGGACGGCGAAAAGAAGCCCGATGCTGCCGCCGAGTGGAAGGAATACGCGCCGGACGCCGCCAAGACAGCCGAGGAGAATGCTCGCCAGAAGGCAGAGCACGACAAGACCAAGCCGGCTGATGACAAGGCTAAGGACGAGGACCCACTCAATCAGGTGCCAGCCGACGGCAAGTACGTCATCGCCCTCCCTGACGGCGTAGAGCTGGACACGGCACTGCTCGAAAAGGCAGCGCCCGTCATGAAGGAACTGAACCTCACGAATGGCCAGGCCACGAAGCTCGCCGGCGTCATCGCCGATGTCCGCAAGGCAGAGTTTGACGCGCTGAACGAGCGCAACCAGAAAGTCATTCAAGATTGGCAGAAGAGCATCAAGACCGACAAGGATTTCGGCGGCGATAAGCTCGATGTCTCCCTCAAGACCGCCGAGCGCGCACTTGCCACCTATGGCGACGACGCGCTGCGAAGCGATCTCACCGAACTCGGGCTAGGCAACTATCCCGGGCTATTCCGACTGTTGGTCCGTGTCGGCAACGAAAACAGTGATGACAAGCCTGTCACGTCGGAAACCCCCGCTGCGTCCACGAAATCGCCGGAAGAGGCGATGTACGGGGCGACCACTCCCACGACACGAGGATAAAACCATGGCCACAGTTGGCAACATGTATCCGACGCTCTCCGACCTGAAAAAGCAGGAATGGGGCGACGACATCGCGACGATCATCGATATGCTCGTCCAGTTCAACGCAATGTATGAGGATGCTCCCATACTCGAATGCAACATGGGTGCAAGCCACCTGACAACGGTGCGCACCGGCCTACCGTCGCCGACCTGGCGCAAGCTTTACAAGGGTGTTCTCCCGACCAAAGGCACCACGGCACAGGTCAAGGATGCCACAGGCATGCTTGAAGACTGGTCGGAAGTCGATGCCAAGCTCGTCGATATCGCCAAGAACCCGGCCAAGTTCCGCTTGAACGAAGCCAAGGGTCATATCGCTGGTATGGCGAACATGCTCGGGTCGACGGTCTACTACGGCGACACTGATGTGTTCCCGGAGCGCTTCACCGGCCTGCATGCCCGCTTTAACTCGAAGGCGGCATCCAACGGCAAGCAGATCATTGATGCCGGCGGTACCGGTTCCGACAACACGTCCATCTGGTTCATTACCTGGGGCGAGGACTCGGTGCACCTTCTCTATCCGGAGGGCACCAAGGCCGGTCTGCAACGCGAAGACAAGGGCAAGACCACAAAGGAACTGCCCGACGGTTCGCTCTACGATGTGTTCCGCGAGAAGTTCTCGCAGGACATCGGTCTCTCGGTCCGCGATTGGCGCGGTGTCTCCCGCATCGCCAACATCGACGTATCCGATCTGCGCGCTACCGCCTCTGCTGGTGGCGCTGACATCATCAACCTGATGATCGACGCCTATAGCGCGTTGCAGAACCCGAACCAGCCGGGCGGCAAGACGGTGATCTACGCGCCGAAGACGGTGCAGACCTTCTTGTGGAAGCAGTCGATGAACAAGACGAACGTCAACCTGACGCTCGACCAGGCGCAGGGCAAGCCCGTCGTCTCGTTCATGGGCATTCCGATCCGCCGGGATGACAACATCCTCGAAACCGAAGGCCAGATCGTCTAACCGGCGATCCGATGGAAGGTACAAAACCATGATCTTCGATGCTCAGAACCTCTTCTCGGATGCGCAGGCCATCACGGCCACAGCCGTATCCACCAACGTCATCGACTTCGGCGCTGCGGGTAAACCCGTCGGCGCCGCAGCCAACCTCCGCAAGGACATGGGCCGTGGCATGAAGGTAAACCTTCGTGTCCAGATGGTAGAAGCTGCGCTCGCCGCTGGCGCTGCAACGCTGACCGTCGATCTTCAGACAGATGATAACGAGGCCATGGCGTCTCCGAAGACTGTTTGGACTTCCGGGCCGATCGGCAAGGCTGCCCTTGTCGCGGGCTATGTGTTTCCGCTGGAATGGCTCCCGCGTGGCACCGACGAGCGCTATGCCCGTCTGAACTACACCGTCGCAACAGGCCCGTTGACGGCTGGCAAGGTCACCGCCGGTGTCGTCGCAGCTGGGGAGGACAACAACTATGACTAAGACCGTCATGGCAACGAAGCCCGGCACATACGGGCACTACCGTGAAGAAGGCTCCGTCTTCCAGATCGAAGGCGAGAACCACTTCTCGAAGAACTGGATGGTGGAAATCACTGGCGCGCAGGCCAAGCGGCTTCAGACACTTGCACAGCAGGAGCCTGAAGCGGAACGGCATGTCGTTGACACCTCCGTCGTGGACAATGCCGAGCTGGAAGCCCTTCGCCATCAGCTTGCCGAAAGCCAGGCTGAGAACGAACGGCTGAAGCGCGCGAAGAAGCTGAAGGCCGACGGCACGGATGCATCGGCCAACGATCAGCCGAAGTCCGCCGCCGAAGTTCTCGCGATGGCCACCGACCCGAGCGTGCAGTTCATGTCGTTCAAGTCGGCCGCGACCAAGCTGCTTGGCGAAAGCACGCCGGCCAACAAGGCCGAAATCATCGCCGCGCTCGAAGACCTCGCAACGAAGCCCTGATCGCCAGCGGTTCGCTGACAAGAACAATCAGCCCGGCGGGAAACTGCCGGGCTTTGTCATTCCTTGGAGGTCTGCATGGCATCGGTTACCGGCATCTGCAACATCGCGCTGTCTCACATCGGGAAAGGCACGATTTCAGATTTGGACGAGGCTTCCTCGGAAGCCCGCCAGTGCAAGCTTCACTATGAGCTTACGCGAGACACGATGCTTCAGGTCTACCCTTGGGAATTCGCGAAGACGATGGTTTCGCTCGCTGAGATCAACAACAACTGGGCGCAGCGCTGGCAGTACGCCTATCAGCGCCCGGCAGACTGCTTGAAAGCTCGCAGGATTATCCTCGATGTCGACAGCCCCGACGACACCGCGACGGTGCCAATGGGCGTCAGCGAAGGCGCGATCTACTGCGGCGTATCGCCTGCCACGCTCGAATACACCAAAAAGCTGACAGACCCGAATAGGTTTCCTCCTCTCTTTCAGGATGCTCTGTCCTGGGCCATTGCGACCAAGATCGCTATGCCGCTCACACGTGACCAGTCGATCCGGAAGGACGCGTTTCAGATCGCTGGCCAGACCATGGACACAGCGAAGACGGCCGACGCGAACGAAGAGGCATCCTCGTACGACTATCCTTCCACGTTCATCCAGTCGCGAGGCTAACCCATGGCCATCCTGCGCACGATGCAGCCTGCCTTCACGGCGGGAGAGCTTTCCCCTGCCTTATGGGCACGCGTCGATCTTGCCAAGTACCAGGGCGGGCTCAAGATCGCGAAGAATGTCTTCGTGCACGCCCACGGTGGCGCATCAAACCGCTCTGGCTTCGAGTTCATGGGTAGGACGAGAGGGTCGGCTCCGGCTGTCCTGATCCCTTTCATCTTCGACGCTGAAACCAACCAGACCTATAACCTCGAATTTTCCAATCAGCGGATGCGGGTATATCGGGCCGGTTTCCCGGTTCTGAACGCGGCCAAGACCATCACGGCAGTGTCACAGGCTGCCGCCGGCGTTGTGACATCGACCGCCCACGGATATTCAAATGGTGACGAGATCGTCGTGGCTGGAATTGCCGGGATGACCGGCCTGAATAATCGTAACTTCATCGTCCGCAACGTTACGACGAATACCTATTCGCTTGAGGATTTGCACGGCAATCCGGTCAACACGACGGGCATGCCAGCTTATGTATCGGGCGGTACGGCGCGCCGGCTCTATGAGATCACCACGCCGTATGCCACTGCCCATCTGAGCAAGCTCGTGTTCGCGCAAGAGAGCGATGTGATATATCTGGCCCATCAGGATTACGCACCCCGCAAGCTCTCTCGCTTGGCTGACGATAACTGGACTCTGACCATTCCGACCTTTGCGCCAGCCATGGCCCGGCCGGTCAATCTCACAGCATCGGCCTATTACAAGAGGCAGAGCGGGGATTCCGCAATTCTCGAATACAAGGTCACGTCATTGTCACCGACAGGGGCGGAAAGCGCGGCGTCATCCTCGGTGGCGGTCAATGTGCAGTATGAAAACGAGGATGGACGCAGGGTCCGGTTGACCTGGGGCGCAGTGACGGGTGCTGAGAGCTATCGGGTCTATCGGTCCGATGATGCCATTGGCATTCTGGCAGATACGCCCAACAACTCGATCGAGCTTGAGCAGACCCAGTATGTTGGCGACGGGCACCCTGTACCCTCAGTTGCCGACAGCGGCGCGCCGGCCACGCCGACGGGTCTGGCGGGTTCAATTGTCTTCGGCAAGCTGCTGCAATACAGGGTTTCGGCCGTGTCGGACGATACTGGTGAGGAAAGCCTGCCATCGAACTCTGTATCCGTCCGCAACGACATGTCTTTCCAGGGCAACAGCAACAGCCTGTTTTGGGATGCTGTCCCCGGCGCGGGCAGCTATGTGCTCTATAGGCTCGATAATGGCCGGTATGGGTACATTGGCACATCGGAAACACTGACGTTCATCGACGAAAACATCACGCCTGACCTCTCCAGCGGGCCGCAGGAGGGCAATAATCCGTTTAGCAGCGCTGACAATTACCCGGCGTGCGTGAATTTCTTCGAACAGCGCCTCGCGATGGGTGGGACGAAGACCGTTCCCTCGGGTGTGTGGCTGGGCCAATCGGCCAACTATGAGAACTTCGGGTCGGCATCGCCGGTGAAAGCCAGCGATGCGATTACCTTCCGCATTCGGTCGCGTGAAAAGAACGAGGTGCGAGCTCTGATAGAGACCCGTGGCCTCGGGGTGTTCTCGTCGGCCGCCGAATTCACCGTCTCCGGTGGGAGCGAGGACTTTCTTTCGCCATCGAATGTCAACGTCAAGCGGCAGGGCAATCGTGGATCGTCGTCGCTGCAGCCCATCGCAGTCGGCGACGTCATGCTCTTCTCGCGCGCCCGTGGCGGCGTAGTGCAGGACTTCTCGTACGAGTTCGCCAACGACAATTTCGTCGGCCGCGATCTCACGATCATGTCCCGGCATCTGTTCAAGAACCGCAAGATTGTTTCATGGGCTTATGCCCAAGCCCCATATTCGATTGTTTGGGCCATTCTCGACAACGGGATGTGCGTCAGCCTAACCTATCTGCGCGAACACGACGTATGGGCTTGGACACGACATGAGACTGACGGTTTCTTCGAGAGCGTCAATGTGGTGCCGGAGGGCGAAGAGGATGCGGTCTACTTCATCATCCGCCGAACGGTCGGGGCCAATTCGCAGCGGTATATCGAACGCATGCACGCGCGCACCTTCTCGGAATCAAAGGATGCGTTCTTTGTGGACAGCGGGCTTTCTTACGAGGGAGCGCCGGCAATGACCATCTCAGGCCTACACCACCTTGAAGGCCGAACGCTGGTCGCTCTGGCCGATGGCAACGTGGTCAAGGGGCTGGTAGTCACCAATGGCGCCATCACCCTGCCGAACGCAGCGTCCGTCGTGCACGTGGGCCTCGCCTATGAGGCGATGATGAAGACCCTCGATATTGACCTCGGCATGGTACAGGGCCTCGGGTCCACACAGGGGCGCCAGAAGTCGGTCGGCAACATTACCCTTCGCGTCGAAGAGACACGCGGCATCTGGGCTGGGCCATCCGAGACAAAGCTTACTGAGTTGAAACAGCGCCAGTTTGAAAACTGGGACGAGGCCATCAGGCTCGCCACCGGGGACGTCGAAATCACGCCGACGCCCGACTGGACGAAGGGCGGCACCATGGTCATCAAGCAGTTCGATCCGCTTCCGATGACGATCCTCGCCATCCTGCCGGACATCCGGGTCGGCGGCTGATGTTCCGTATCATTCCTTCAACGGAAGAGCATGCGCTGATCATCGCACCGCGGATGCGTGGGGCCGACGTGGAAGAGGTGAGAGCAGCTTCCGGTCGAACGCCTGTCGGCGCCTTGCTCTATTCACTCGATCGTTCTGATTTCGCCTACACGGTCGAATTTGACGGCGTCCCGGAGACGATGTTCGGCTGCGGTACAATCGACCTGATCAACCGGGTCGGCGCTCCATGGTTGCTCGGTACCGATGCGCTGGAGCGGCATTACCGCCATTTCCTGCGAGGGTCTCGCTATTGGTCCGCTGAGATGGCCGCCCGATACTCCATGCTTCGCAACATTGTCGATGATCGGAACGCCGTCTCCAAGCGCTGGCTGGAATGGATGGGCTTCAAACTGAGTGAGCCGAGACCAATGGGCTACGAGAAGCGGCCGTTCCGCATTTTTGAAATGAAGGTGCTCGATGTGTGATTTCGGACTGGTCCTTACCGCTGCTTCTACGCTGGTGGGCGCTGCTGGGCAAAAACAGCAGGCGGATGCCAGCGCGGCGGCCTCCAACTACAACAGCAAAGTTCAGGACATGAACGCCACGCTGTCCGAACGGCGCGCGCGGGACGCCCTTGAACGCGGTAAGCTCGAAGAGCAGCAGAAGCGTAACGAGGTTGCCCAGATTTCCGGTCGGCAGAAAGCCGGCATGGCCGCCAACGGCGTCGATCTGTCGTTCGGCTCGCCGCTCGATGTCCTCGTCGACACCGCCACTATGGGCGAACTTGATGCTCTGACCATCCGGTCGAACTCGGCACGTGAGGCCTATGATTACCGGGTGCAGGCGGTGAACGGCCGGGCCGATGCCAATCTTAGCCGCATGAACGCCAGCGCGACAAAGAAGGGCGGCAACCTGGCCGCCTTTGGAACGCTACTCTCCGGTGCAGGCAAGGCCTATGGGCAGGCTTACGGGCAGGGCGGTAGCCTTGCATATGGTGGCCGATAATGCCGACAGTACCAGTTTATCAGCGGACTGAGCGGCTCGCTCCCAACAACCGTCAAGGCCTGACATCGCAGGCAAGCGCAGACGATTTTGGCGCTGCGATCGGTCGCGGCATGGGCGCTGTAGCCCAGGGGTTCGATAGTGCCGGCGCAGCGTTCGCTCAGGCCCAAGAACTCAAAGCGACGATGGAGGCCAAGGACAGTCTTACCGCGATGGAACGCGAGAAGATGGAGCTTGACTACGGCCCGAATGGCTTTCTCGCCACACAGGGCCGCAACGCCGTTGAACAGCGTCCGGGATACAACGAGGCTCTTGAGGGGCTTCAGAAAAAATATGCGCCAACCAATCCTATGGCAGCCGCAAAATTCAAGGCAGCCGCCACGGGTGTCGTCACCGACGGTATGCGTTCGGGCATCATGCATTCGGCACAAGGGCAGAAGGACTGGGCAGCTACGTCGTCAACGGCCCGCATTGAGCTTCTGAAGGACAAGGCACTCACCGGCTACGACAAACCCGACGAGGTCAAACGATCGCTTGCCTTGGGGTTCGCTGAGATCGGCGAACAGGCCAAGCTAATGGGATGGGATCAGGCGGCGGTCAAATACAAGCGGAAGGAATTCTCCTCCTCGGTTCATTCAAGCGTCGCGCTGGCTATTGCCTCAAAGCCGAATGGAGCCCGCGCCTCCTTGGAATACATCAAGCAGAATGGCGCTGCGATGGACCCGAAGATCAAGCTGGACATGGAAAGCAAGCTTCGCCCGTTTGCCGCCGATGAAGAAGGACTGTCCGTTGTCAACGAAATCCTGACCAAGGGGCGCAAGGTCGCCGAACTCCCGGGCGATATCGTCGGTGAGGTCGCTGGTGTGCCGAAGGCAGGCGGAGGGCCCACGCGGTCCAAAGCCTTCCTCAACTCAATCTCTGCGCACAAGGATCGTCCTGGCGACACGATGAACCTCGATGATGCCTTTGCGGATAACTTGGCAGCGCTGCTTGAAGATGCACCGCCCGGCATTCGCGAAGGCCTTGGCATTGGCTCTGGATTCCGTTCGAACGAGCGTCAAAAGGAACTTTTTGAGAATAGCGACAAGACCGGCAGAACCGTTGCCTTCCCCGCCGGCTACACGAAGCCGAACGGCACGGTTGCCAAGGGCTCCAACCATCTCCACGGCCGGGCAGTCGATCTCACTTACAAGGGTGGGAGACTGGACCGCGCGCCCCAAGAAGTTCGCGACTGGGTTCATAGCAACGCTGCGAACTATGGTCTGCGGTTCCCAATGTCCTATGAGCCTTGGCATATCGAGCCTGCGCGGGGCGGGACCGTCACGCCGTCGAGGGATGGTGTTGCTGCGCGCTCAAGCATGCCGTCATACGGCGAGGCCATGGAACGGATCAACCAGATTACTGACCCTGAAGTCCGGTCATCCGCCATGAAGCAGCTCAACGCGCAGTTCGAAATGCGCTCCAAGGCCGAGAATGCCGACGCTGATTCCGCGAAAACGCAAATCTGGACGATGATGCTGCAGAACACGCCGATGTCGCAGATCCCGATCGATCTCAAAATCGCTGCGGGCCGGGAGGCAGTGTCTGGGTTCATGGACTTCGAGAGCAAGGCCGGGGATATTAAGACAGACCCGACCGCCTACAGCACCCTCTCGAATATGGCAGCCGTCGATCCGATCGGTTTTACAAAGCTCGACCTTACGGCTCCGGAAGTCATCAACAGCCTTTCCCGCGAAGACTGGAAGGCGATGTCGAATAAGAAGAGCTCGATCCTCGGGGACGAAACGAAAGCTGTTCAGGACGGCAAAGCCTATTCCGAGGCGTTCAAACAGTCCGAGCAGGCGCTGAGCGCGGCCGGGCTGACGACCACGGGTATCACGAGTTCGAATACCGCCAAGGTTCAGCAGATGCAGAGCCGGATAGCCGCATTCCAAAGCTCGTTGAAGATGGAGATCGATCAGTTCCGGACGCAGAAGGGTACCACGCCGAATTATGATGAAACCCAAAGCCTCATCAACTCGCTGCTTATGAAGTCGGTCTACACCGAGCCGCGCGCCGAGTATTCGCCTATGCGCCTGTTCGATGACGGCACGTCTCAGGCTGACGGCGGGTTCATGTTCGAGCGTGGGGATGCGCCAGACGGCGCGACGGTCAAGCCGCTGGTCGATTACCAGCAGATCCCGCCCGAGTGGCAGGCGTCTATCAAAACGGCTCTGGTTGAACGCACCGGGAAGGTGCCAACGAAGCAGGATATTGAGGCTGAATATGCGGCAGTCGTCATCGAAATACTCGGCCAGAACTAACGAGTGGACCGGGTCTTAACTATCGCTTCAGCGGCCCACAGCGCCAAGGACCGATCTAGTTTGCGGTCGAGTAACGTGGCTACTCGAGGGTTCTTTTCTCTCGCAACGATTGCAAGGTAATCGTTCTTGAGTGTTCCGCATGCAGATGCGGCGACCATGCCAAGTTCTAGAGGACTTCCCTCCTGGTTGGCATAGGATCTGGCTTTTCCAATAACGCATCGGATCAGCGTCCTACTTGCCGCGCTTTCGCTCTCGCTTGGCTCTCTAACTGTCTGACAGGACGACAGAAGTGAGCACGTGATTGCTGCGATGAATATAAATTTCAATTTCATTTGGGGCTCAAAAGTTAGATGACACCTGACGAATATCTTGCACAAAGCCGCCAACAGCAAGCTGCTTCTGTGAAGCAGACGGCGTTTGCCAGCACGCAACCCGATGGCTCAACGCCGGATCAATACGCGGCTGACATGAAGCTCGGGCAGTCACTGGGCCTGCCAACATCGTTGACATCGCAGTTCCGCGACACATTCGCCCAGAAGATGATGGCGAAGCGGAATGAAACGATCCTATCGGCAAACCCGCGCCTGGCAACATGGATGCAGGACAAGGACAATGCCAAGCTTGCTTCGGACGATCTGACGGCACTGTCGGGATGGGAGCAATTTGCCAAAGGAACGCTTTCCAGCCAGCTTATAGAGCTTCGGGGCGTCCCTGCTGGTGCGGTCAAAATGGCAGGAACCACGCTTGAGGGCACTGGCCAGCTTTTGACGCCGGCCGATCCTGCTGGCCGTCTGCCTTTGTCCAATCGGATTGTAACTGCCAATCAGCGGACGCCGGAGGAAATCGCGATCCTCCGCAAGGAAATCTTCAAACAGGGCGAGATCAACCCACAGGTCGCCCAGTCGGTCCTGTCGGATGTGCTGTCCGGGAACATGTCGCCGGACGAGGCGTATCAGTCCCTTGAGCCCTTGTTCGAACCGGCACTTAAAGCGGCAAGTCAAGCGCTGCAGAAAAGCGGTGAGAAAACGCAAGATTTTGGGGGAACTGTTTTCCCGGCCGCTCCCGGTATGGAGGATAGCTTCGGGCGGCAGATCGGGGAGGGCCTTGGTTCGATGCTGGCTCTCCTTGGTGTCGGTATGTTTGCGGGCCCTGTTGGAGCCGGAACGGCTGGTGGCCTGGCTGGCGCCGGGGAAGCGGCAGGCAACGCCCGTAAGGCTGGACAGGACGAAGATACCCAGACGATCGCTGCTCTGTACGGCATAGCTCCTGGTATGACTGATGCAATCCCGATCGAGCGGTTGCTTGGCAATCCTGTCGTCAAGGGCGCCTTTGCGGCATTCCTCCGGTCTGTCGGGAAGCAGACGGCGCTGGAAGGCGGGCAGGAAGCCGTCCAGCAGCTAATGCAGAACGCCATCGCTTCGAGCCTCTATGCGCCTGACAAGGACATGCTTGACGACGTCATGTCGAGCTTTGCGACCGGCGGCGCCGTTGGTGCCATTGTCGAGGCGGGCCGGATCGCTTTTCAGGCGGCACTGCCCGGCCGTGTGCGCGGTCTGCCTATCAAGGCTCAACAGGCTGAGCAGACGAAAGCCAAGGTCGATCAGCTCGGCGATATGGCGGTGAACTCGAAGCTGCGCCAGCGGATGGACGGATCGTTCCTCGATTTCGTCGATAAGGCGACGGAAGGCACACCGATTCAGGATGTTTATGTTCCGGCCGAAAAACTGAACGAGCTGTTTCAGTCCTTCCGATACAACCCGGAAGAGTTTCTGACCGAACTACCAGGTGTCGATTTTGCCGAGTGGGAAACGGCGCTGGCCACCGGCGGCGATTTGAAAATCCCGACTGCGGTCTATGCTGCGAAGTTGGCTGGCGGTGAGATGGATGCCGTCCTGCGGGAAAACATGAAGTTCGATCCGGACGGCATGACGTTTTCCGAGGCGCAGGACTTCAACGCTCGGGCCGAAGAAATCCAGATGGAAGCGTTCGAGCAGTCGGAAGCGGCGCGGGTGGCGGACGAGGCCACGCGCCAGGTCGATCAGCAGGAATATGACGAGGTTGTCAGCCGCCTGCGTACAGCCGGAAGGGCAACGGATGTCGCGAAGTTCGAAGCCATGCCGCTCGTGGCGATGCGCCGGACGATGGCAGAGCGCTCCGGCCTGTCGCAGGAAGAGTTTGCAGCCAAGTATCCGCTTCCGGAAATCCGTGGCGCTGTGCCGGAAGGCATGCAGACGAAGAACGTCGATGAGCTGACGCGCCAGCTGGCCGAACTGCGGTCCTACGTTGCCAAGCCGGAAAAGAACGGCCCGTCGCTGCTGGAAGCTATTTCTGACTATGGCGGAATCAATGACGTCGGCGGGGAACTGAAGGCCCGCGATGCCGCTGTCATCAAGCGCGGCCGTGGCAAGAAGAACCTGAAGCTGGCGCGCGGCGGCCTGATCGATGGCGTCAAGGATATGTTCGGCGTCAGCGAGGGCAAGAAGCACGGTATCGACGATGTGGCGCAGGCCATGATCGAGGCCGGGTATCTGCAAGACAACCCGGCTGCCATTGCTTACCGGCATGCGATCGAGACCGGCGGTGAGGTGCCGGACATCGGCGGCGGACTGCTGGAAGCGATCGACGAGGAGCTGCGCGGCAATGTGCAGTATTCTGGCAATCGTGAGGTTGATCCGAAGGCGTCATGGGCTGACGACACGGTGTCGTATTTGGACAGCCTCGGCGTCTCTCTCGACGATAGCGACGATGTTATCCGCGTGGCCATTGCCAAGGGGCAGGATGCTGAAGGGCAGAAGTATGGGCAGCCGGCGTTTCACGGTACGCCGCACCTATTCGAGAAATTCTCTCTGGATCGGATCGGTACCGGTGAAGGTGCCCAGGCATTTGGCTGGGGTCTCTATTTTGCAGGAAACAAGGCTCTGGCGGCTCACTACCGCAAGGTGCTCTCGCAGCGACACGGCAAACCTTCCACCGTTGAGTACAATCTCAAGGGAGAGCGGCAGTCCATAGAGGAACGCCGGGCGTGGATGAAGATCTCCGAGCAAGTTGGAGAGGCAAACGGTTTCGCTAAGCTTCAAACCATGGCTCTTGGCACCAGCATTTCCAACGTTTTGAACGGTGGGGAGAGTATTGATCAAGCCGCTACGGCACTGCATGACCATCTGTTGCAGATGTATGATGAGGCTGCAGTGGCGCCGGTCGTGCAAGCACTTCGAGACACTGCTCCGGAGGTCAAAGTCGCTGGACGACTTTACGAAGTTGATCTGCCGGAAGATGCGGAGCTTATCGCCTATGATGAGAAACTGGTTGATCAGCCCCCAGCCGTTCAAGATATCATCCGCGCGGCCGCTCGTGTCTTCGCCGATGCTATGGGCGAACCTACCGGCCGACGCGATCGGCAGTGGGAGTGGAGCACCATCGCCGACGGGCAGGACTATGGCTTCAAGGGCCGTGACTTCTACGACATGGTGTCCGAGGCTGTGGGTGGGGATAAGCCTGCTTCTCAGATCCTCGCCGACTACGGCATTCCGGGCCATCGTTTTCTCGACGGTTCGTCCAGGAAGAAGGGCGAGGGTAACTACAATTATGTGATCTACGACGACAACCAAGTCGCTGTGAAGTCCTACGAGCAGCCGAACCGCGGCTCGATCCAACTTCCGACCAATGGTGCCGCGAACAGCCCGGTCATTATCAGCCTGTTCGAAAGCGCCGATCTCTCGACGTTCAACCATGAAGCGGGCCACTACTTCCTGAACATCTTGCAGGACATGGCCACGCCTCCTGGTGTCAGTCAGGACGTCGTCGATATGTACGGCTCGGTGAAGGGCTGGTGGCGCGACAATGCCGCCGACGTGGCGCGTGACGCTAAACAGGTGACCGGCGTTGACGTGACAGCTGCTGATGTCGTCGCCATGTTGGACAATGGCACCTCTGGCGACACCGCCGTCGATAGCGCGATCGATACCGGCCTTCACGAGCAGTTCGCTCGCGGCTTCGAGGCTTATTTGATGGAAGGCAAGGCGCCCTCGATCGAACTGCGCTCGGCCTTCGAGCGGTTCGCACAGTGGTTGGTTCGCCTTTATCGCAGCATCAAGGCGCTGGACGTCAACATCACGCCGGAAATCCAAAGCGTGTTTGACCGCCTGGTCGCGACTGACGCGGAAATCGACGCGGCCCGCAGCGATGTGTCGGACGAGATGCTGTTCGCGGCTGCCGAGGCTGCCGGAGTCTCGCCAGACGATTATCGTCAGTTGGTCAAGCTGCACGAACAGTCGATTGAGGCAGCGACCCAGAAGCTCCGCAAGGAAGTGATGGGACCGATTCAGCGCGAAACCGAGAAGGCCTATAAGGTCGAGAAGGCCAAGGTCCGCGATGAGGTCGAAGGCCAGATTAACGGCATGCCGGTCTATCGCGCATGGGAATGGCTGGGCAATCGCCGCTGGTTCGGTGAGGCCGACCCGACGGATATGCCGGACATGCGGTTTGATCGCGGGATGCTTGTCGATCGCTATGGCGAAGGGGTCTTGAAAACGCTGCCGCGTGGCAAGTTTACGCTCTATGCGAACGAAGGCGGCATGGACCCAGATGAGGCTGCCGGCTGGTTCGGCTTCAAGTCCGGAGACGATCTGGTCAAAGCCCTCGAACAGGCAACGCCGCGCAAGGATGCCATCGCCGCCGAGACAGAGCGCGTCATGCTTGAGCGGCATGGTGATGTCCTCAAGGACGGCCAGATCGAAGAGCGCGCGATCGAGGCGGTCCACAACGACAAGCGCGGCCAGTTCCTTGCGGCCGAATTGAAGATACTGAAGGCGCGTGCAGGGGATACCTCGCCGGACATGACCATATCGCAGGCAAGGGAGGCCGCGCGCCAGACCATCAACAAGATGCAGGTGCGTGACGCCATTTCGAGCAATCGCTTCCTGACGGCCGAGCGCAAGGCCGCAAACGAGGCTGTCAAGCTTGCCCGGCTGGTTGAACGCGAAAACCTATGGTCGCGCCAGAAGCGCCGGGATGTACAGTCCGCGGTTCGCGGGGGCTCACTGGACAGCACGAATGCTGCGACTGTGCGGGCGAACGTTTCAACGGATCGATATAACGACGCCGTCGAGCGCCTGGTCGAGCAGAAGCGCCGTCAGCTGCTGAACCACATGCTTTATTCCGAAAGCGTGGCGGTGGCGGAAGAAATTGAGAAGGCCGAGCGGTTTGTGTCCCGGCTCGGCAAGAAGTCCACCCGTGACAACTTGGCCTTCGACTATCTCGAAGCGATCGATGAACTGCTTGAGCGCTACGACTTCCGAAAGCTGTCCCTGAAGGCAGAGCAGCGCAAGGGCTCGCTTCTAAACTATGTGGCGCGGATGACCGCCGAAGGGCGTGAAAACGAGCTGTCGATCCCTGACGCGGTCCTGAACGATGCCAAGCGTCGCCCATATAAGCGCCTGAGCGTCGATGAGCTTCGCGGTGTCGTCGATACCCTCAAGAACATCGAGCACACGGCACGGCTCAAGCAGAAGCTGAAGGACGCCAAACGCGAACGCGATCTCGACGCTGTCGTCGGCGATATCCTGGCGGAATTCGAGGCGAACGTAACAGGCGATGCACCGTCGCGCGCCAAGTCCGGCAGGGGCGGGGTAAAGCCGGGGTTCCGCAGCTATTTGAACATCGTCAAGACGGCCGACACAATCCTGCGAGAGATTGACGGCTTCAAGGACGGCGCAGCGTACCGGCATATCAAGGCGCCGATAGACGATGCCATGAACGACCTGACCATCAAGCGCCGTGAGGCTGGAGAGCAGTTCGAGCAGCTTTATTCGGTCTACACAGCTGCCGAGCGCCGGGCGATGACGACGCTGATGTCCGTGCCGGAACTGAATGGGCAGTTCTCGAAGTGGGATCTGATCTCGCTGGCATTCAACGTCGGGAATGAGGGCAACTACCAGCGCCTGACCGATGAGCGGGTCAAAGGCCACTTCACCACGGCCCAGATTGAGCTGGCCCTGCTACGGTTGGAGCAGCGCGACTGGGAGTTCGTGCAGTCGGCATGGGATTTGATCGGCAGCTACTGGCCGGAGATCGAGGCGCGCGAGAAGCGCGTTACCGGCGTGGCTCCGGAAAAGATCGCCCCGCGCGAGGTGCAGACCAAGTTCGGGAAGTTCAAGGGCGGCTATTTCCCGCTTAAGTACGATGCTGAGATTTCGTCGCTGTCACGCGATGACGATCTGAAGGACTTGGCAACGGCAATGGCCGGCGGCCGGTACGGCAAGGCCCAGACACGCAACGGCCACACGAAGGAGCGCGCGCAGTCCTCGGGGCGGCCAGTCCTGATCGACATCGGTGTCCTTCATGGCCACGTCAACCAGGTGGTTCATGACCTCGCTCTGTCGGAAACCGTCGCCAACTCGTGGCGCATACTGCAAAACGACGAGGTGAAGAGTGCCTTTCTCGATCGCGGGCTCAAATCAGATTTCGATTCTCTGGAAGTCTGGGTGCAGGATGTCGCGGCCGGCGAAATTCGCGGCTCGGACTTCATGAACCGCTGGGCTCGGAAGATGAAATCCGGCTTCACGGTCTCGAAGCTGGCCTTCAACCTGACGACTGTTCTCCTGCAGCCGACGGGCATTGCCCAGTCCATGGTTGTCGTGGGCAAGAAGAATCTGCTGCTTGGCATGACAGACGTGTTCCGCCGGCCGCTTTCTGGCCCGGGCAGCGCGGCAAGCCAGATCATCGGCAAGTCGGCATTCATGCGGGAGCGCGAAACGACGTTCAACAAGGACATCTACGATCTCCTCGGGGATACCAAGACGGGGCCTTCGCAAAACCGAGTTTCCCAGTTCACCAGCGATATCCTTGCGCCCTGGGGCTTCTGGCTGATGCAGAAGGCGCAGTTCTATACGGTCGATATGCCGACATGGCTGGCGGGATTCAGGCAGGCCACCGACGCGGGCAAGAGCGAAGCTGACGCAATCGCCCATGCCGACCGGATCGTCGCGCGTGCTGCAGCCTCTGGCAATTTCTCAGACCGTTCGCCGATCGAGCGGGGATCGCTGTCGCGGGATGTCCGGCAGAACGACGTCGTTCGCCTGTTCACCGCGCTCGGCTCCTACATGTTCGCCAAGTTCAATGTCGCCTATGAAAGGACACAGCAGACGCAGTTCACGGATCCACGACAGGTTCTGTCTTGGACGACGGACATGGTGATGCTGTGCACGGTCGAAGCGGTGCTCGCCGGTCTCGTCCGGGGGCAGCTGCCGTGGGGCGACGATGACGACGACGACAAGGATGGATGGGCGGAATACCTCGCCAAACAGACAGCGTTGAGCATTACGGCCACGCTGCCATTCATCCGAGACCTTGCAAGCGGTGTTCAGGGCTTCAGTGGCGGCGGGGCTTACGGGTCCATCATGGATACGATGGCCCGGCCGATCTATCAGGCATCTCAGGGCGAGGTAGACAAGGCTTTCGTCCGATCCGTCGTCGATGCCGGCGGTTTATTCCTGCATGCGCCATCAACGCAGATCAACCGCTTCATCGATGCGGCCTGGCGTCAGTCCGAAGGCGATGACGTGTCGCCCTTCGAGTACATCATGGGCAAGTCTAAGTAGGTCCAAAGGTCGGTACTAGCCCGAATTTAACACACAGATCGAAGCGTTCGAACCTGCTCTGCGGGGTCGCTTTCCTATGGGAAAAGAACATGACAATTTCCAGTGAAATAAGCTCGAGCGGCCCTTACAACGGCAATGGTGTAACCATCTCGTTTCCCTACACATTTAAGGTTCTTAATGAGAACCACCTGAGTGTGTTTATTTATAGAAGTGATCAGCAAACCGAAGAACTTTCGCTTATTGATGGGGACTATTCGGTTTCAGGCGTTGGCTCCGAATCGTTTGGAAACGTCACCCTTCGTACTGCTCCCCTCAATGGAGAGATGTTGACGGTAGTTCTCAAGCCGCCTTTTACCCAGGAAACGGCCTTTGAGAACAGCGGGCCCTACTTGGCAAAAAGCGTTGAAAACCGCTTTGACATTACGGTCCAGCAGATTCTATCATTGAAGGAAGGGACTGATAGGGCGATCAAAGTTGATCCAGGCCAAGCTGCGCCGAAAATCTCTGACATTGTCGCGGCACAAGGCTATGCCGAAGAAGTCCGCGATGCTGTCAATGAGGCAAGGCAGATCGTTGCATCGACTGTCCGCAACGCTCTGTATTTTATTGGTAACGGCGTTACCACGATCTTTGCGACCGGCATTGTCGGGTTGGATCGCCGCAATTCCGACGTCTATATTGATGGCGTCTACCAGCAGAAAAAGAGTTACCTGGTCGAGGCGGACGGCGATGTCGTCTTTTCCGAGGCGCCGCCCGGAAATGGCATTGTCGAAAATATCGAGGTCGTCCTCGGCGCAACGACTGCGCAGGCCTTTGCTATCCCCTCGCTCGGTTCTGTCACGCCCGATCGGCTGGTTTCCGACTTCGACGACAATTGGGTAACCCGTCTTTTTGCGACGGGGTCCTATCGGTCGCAACGGGCGCGATTTGATGACACGGTCGATATTCGCGAATTCGAGTTCAACCTCTCCGGCGCTGTGGGAACCGAGGCCTGGAACAATGCAGCGTGGGATCGTCTGATCGCCCATGCCAGCGAGAACCCCGACAGGGTATTCACGGCTCGCAAAGGAGATGTACTCCGTTGGAGCGCCGGCGGCAAAACCATTCCCAGGGCGCGGCTGCGCTTCGAGGATATGCGGATGCATTGGGTCGGCGACAGCAGCGGTACGGGCGCTGCTGTGCTGACGGCCGCCAACGGAACCGACATCGATGCGATCCGCTTCGAGGTTCCTGCCGGCGGAAACTTCCGGAGATTCTTCGATGTAGCTGGCGATAGCAAGATCAGCGCGCTTTCGTTGGAATGCGAAAACCAGATCAATAACGAAGCCGGCAGCTTGCTCGATCGAGCTCTACGCTTTCGCGGGCATCGCAACCGTATCGGCCCGGTCAGGACCAAGAACGTCGATAACTGCGCCATCATGTATGGCGACGGCGGCGCTGGGTTCCCCCAGATCGACAGCGTCTACGAAAGCTTTACATTCGAGAACTTTTCAAAGGGCGGCGTCGGCCGTAACCTCACGCGCTGCGCCATGCTATTTTCTAAGGCATCCGGCAAATCTGCTAACGCCCTACCCAATCCCGGTTACAACGCTTGGGAATGGGAGGGCCTGGTCGAATGCACACTTGGACCTCGGCAACTGTTTGACAGTGCCGAGCACAACGAGCGTTTCGGCGGGGTTCATTCGGGCGAACAGCTGACCCGCGATTGCCAGGTGGGGCCCCTACTTTCCGGGCGAGCCGGTCAGTGCGGCCTGAAGGGCTGGTCTGGTTCCAACCTCGACACAATCACCGGCATGACTTTCGGCGATATCGAGATCTTCGATTGTGGCATGTATGCGCAAATGGGCAACACCGCGCCGCCTCAGTTCAATGATTTTGGCGTCATGATGCAGAACCTTTCAAAATCAACATTTGGGCGGATTAACGGGTATGCCAAGGACGCGACATATGCTGCGCTGGATATCGCCTACTTCAGCCAGTGCGAAGATGTCACGGCCGAGGTCGTTAACGGGAAAAACCCATTTCGAAATCTCCTCCGCGTTTCCGAATTCAACGGCAACAACACTGACAGCAATCCAACCAGCTCTTTTCATGTCGGGCGCGTCGTCGGTTCGGGCCACTTGGCCGAAGGCATCTACCTGCAGGTGCCGACCAATTCCTTCCGAGACGTTAATGTCGATGACTTCAGCATCATAGGCGGCACCGATCCTGTCCGCTGGGAGGGTGCCGCCGCGCGTGCTGTCCAGCCCTGCTACTTCCGTGGAGCTGCCCGGGCCTTCTCCGGCACGAAATTTAACGTGCCGGGCACAGCCAACATCAAGACCGTCGATAAGTTCGCATAAGGAGCGAAATCATGGCTACCATTCTCATTCATGACACGGTCACAGCAAAAACTGGCAGTGACCATCCCTATGAAAATCAGAACGGCTTGGTGATCGCCAGCCGTGTCAACGCAGCTGGCACCATTGAGCACCAGGTGCAGTTTTCCCGTCGCGTCTATACCGAGGAGGAGCAAGATCGGGGAGAAGATACCGACCCGGCCGAAAACGTCATCTGGTTCCACGCTGATGAAATCGTGAAAGTGGGGGCGTGACATGGGCCTGACACGCTTTCGGGATCAGATGGTCGAGCCAACCAGCGCACTGTCGCGCCGTATCACGTCCGTCGTCTGGCTTGACGATCCACAATTCAACGCTGCCATGGACGGCAGTGATGATAGTGTCGCCCTGGCGGCATTTCTGACCTATTGCGCTAACAATGGCAAAAAGGGTTATATCCCAAGGCGTCCGCTCGGGATTGGCGCCGGCGTCTCAGTTCTGCTGACTGGCAGCCTCGATATCGATTGCGAGGCCGATATTACCAACATCGCCGGCGCAGCCCAGACTTCGATCATGATTGAGATCAACGGTGCTGCGAAAGCGCACTCAGTTCGCTGGCGTGGTGGCCGGTTCAATGGCGCTGCGACCGCTAAGTCTATCATGCGGGTCTACGATGTGAACCGGGCCGACCTTCGCGTGGATGAGCAGAAGGGTATCGTTTGCAAGGAAGGCGTATCGAACAGCGTAACTTCGGCAATTTTGGTGCAGAATTTCAATTCGCTTGTCCTTCATCCCGGCGAAAACCATTCGCACAGCAAAGGTGATAGCACGCAGGGATCAATCCCTCGCTGCGTTTCCTTCAATGACGGTCCAAGCGCCGACGTCGTAGGCGGGTTATTCCAAAATGCACATTGCGGCATTGTCGGAAACAGCGTCACGGCGCGCATCAATGGAACAACCATGGTCAATCTTGCTGACAACGGCCTTTACGCCGGAGCGGGCACATTTGACCTCATGAACGTCGTCATGGATGGGGCTGAGGAACCTATCGTTGCCTCTGACTTCGGCCAGGGCGGCGGTGTCGTGCGAATGAAGGGCGGCGCGGTGCGCAATAGTCGCAACGCCTTCGGCCTGCAGGGTGGTAGCATCATTCTCGACAATGTTGAGATCGACTATACCTCCATCGATGCCGGCAAGGTCGTGCGGACACGGCCGTCAACGCCTGTTATCGTCAGCCCGAAGTTCGAGATGCGGAACTGCGATCTCAAGGCTAGGGTCAACACCGGTATCTTCTACTTCGACGGCACCAATAACACGCTTGCGAGCCTTGTCCTGCGGAAGAACCGTATCGAGTACATTTTCGATACAGACGCGGGATGGTCAATCGCGCGCTTTCTGAACTGGCTAAGCGGCACGCGGTTCGAAATCGACGACAATACGATCGTTCTGAGCAAGATAGGCGCTGCTGCCATGCCGTCGGGTGACCGATCATGGAACCTGCCGACGGTAACGGCCCTCTCTGTCTGGCGCAAAAACACGATGCTCAACCTGACAGCGGAGCCTGCCGCCCTTATCCGCACGAATACGCTCCGCCAGACCCTTGTCAAATGTGATGGCATTCACGGCCAGAGCAATGTCGGGGCCAAGGAATACAACATGGACGGTGGCAGCCTGAACCGGCGCGAAATCTGGGCGCAAGGGGTGCCGACATCCGGAAACTATCTGAAGGGAGACGGTGTTCCGATCCTCGAGCCGAACGCCGGGGGGACAGCTGAACTCAATTGCACGACGGGCGGCATCGCCGGAAGCACCGCTGTGTTCAAGGTAAAATCAACTCTGGCTGCTTAGGAGAAAATCATGGCGCTTAAAATATCGACCGAGACCATGCATGGAGAGGTCCGTGATCTCTATGTCAGACTGATCGTCGCGACGCAGAACAACCATGGCCAACCCACCGATGCCTTGTTCCGTGGGTTTTTATCTAAAGAGTTTTTCGAAGCCGGCCGGCATTTCGTTTGGGAAAAGGAGATCAAGTTTCAGTCCAGGGTGAATTCTCCGCTCTGGGAGCAAGCCTATCTTGCGTTAAGTGCAGAGATCCAGCAGGAATTCGCAGATGGTTCCCGCCTTCTTGCTGATTGCACCACCGACGAGGATCGCGAAATCGTACGGCTCTCTGAGCGAGTTGTTGATCCGCAGATCGAGAATGTTTAACCCCGCGCCGGCCTCTAAAATTTGACACTAAGGGGTCGGACTTAGGCTTCAGCATCGACCATGCTGGAGCTCTTCCATTTCCATTCGCTGTCTTTTGAAAAAAACTACTAGGTGAGAAAGCTCATTTATGGCCAACGGCCCGCATTGCTGCGTTGATCACAACCTAAGAATGAGCTAGCAATCAACCTTCCACAAGCAGGGGGTATTATGGGCGCGACAATTACAATCAATTCGAATTACGGTTTTGACGCATATACAATCGATTTTAGCACTATCTACTATGCCAGCTCATACGATTACAGTTCGAGTGTATTTAGGGCAAAGTACAGCGGCGGCGCCGTCGACGAATTTAAAGGTACCGGATTCAAATACAGTGGCGGCGTGCCGACCGGAGGAACGGTGACAAGCTACTCCTTGTCCCACGATGGCAAAGTAGAGGCCAGCATCAAGGGAATTTCAGTGGCCGCAACAGCTATCGTTTCTACCGCAAAAACGTGGTCGACAACGGACGATTCTGCCCTGATCGCGAAGGCACTCACTGGTGGTGACACGTTTAACGGCGGCAGTGGTTCGGACACGTTTAACGCATTCGCCGGGAATGACAAACTAAACGGCAATGACGGGTATGACACCCTAGTCGGTGGTCGCGGCGACGACGTTTTGTATGGAGGCCGAGATCAGGATTTTCTCACTGGCGGATCTGGCAACGATACATTCGTCTACAAATCGGTCAAAGAGTCACGCGCGACCTATTATGAACGCGATACCATCGTTGCCCTGGCGAAAGGCGATAAAATCGATCTGTCCGCCATCGATGCCAACTCTCTGACGCGTAGCAACAACGGCTTTGGCTTTATCGGAGGCAAGGAATTCACCGGTAAGGCGGGAGAGTTGAGGTACGAGAAGGGGCCGTACGAAACAAACATCTTTGCTGACATCAACGGGGATAAGAAGGCTGATTTTTCTATCCATCTCGATTCGTCGATGACGTTAGACAAAGGCTTCTTCGTACTTTAACGGAAAGACGCCGTGAAGTAGCCTTGCGAGCCGCAGCTACGACTTACTAAACGAGCATTAAAACCCGCTTCCAAGCGGGTTTTTCTTTGTCTGTCCCACATCATCAGGAGTAACCCAATGGGCGAGATCATCTCGGCTCAATGGTAAGGCGCCGCAGCGGAGCGTCAATCTTTATGGAAACCACCGCCGGTAAACCATCAGCGATACCGCTAACATTGTTAGTGCCGCGGGCCAAAAGTCGGTCATCTGATCCCATGACCAGTTCCACAGAAAATAGCCTTCCAGATGCGGCGGTTTCATACCGACGCTGATTTCGTAGTCCCGTTTTTCTCTACCGTGAAAATGGCCGGCCGCGAATGCAAGGCCAACGAGGATTGCGACGCGACGTTCGTACAACAACGCTGCCATCAGCGCGACGATGGCAGCCATCACGATTGCCTCGACCACGTGGCCCGCCCAATCCCAATTGTGCTGAATATAGGCCCAATCCATCGCTTATCCCCCATCTTCGCAGTCCGCTATAGCTCGGACCACCACCACATCAAAGGACATCATCATGAACCTGACTACGTTCTTCGCGTACGTGCGGCGCGCGCCTTTCGGTGGTCGCCTCACGCAGGCCCAAATCGACGGCATGACCGCCATCTTGGTCGAATGGGATGAGCGCAAGCTACTAGACAACCGCTGGCTGGCCTACATGCTGGCGACGGCGTTTCATGAGACCGGCGGCAAGATGCAGCCGCTGCGCGAAAACATGAACTATACGAGCGCCGCCCAGATTAAAAAGACTTGGCCGACGCGGTTTCCTTCCGAGGCCAGCGCCCAGCCGTTCGTTCGCAACGGGCGCGCCTTGGCAAACAAGGTCTATGGCGGTCGGATGGGGAACACCGGCCCCGATGACGGATGGACTTATCGCGGCGATGGCCTTCCGCAACTGACCGGCAAGGATAATTTCCAGAAATTCAATGTGCGACCAGGAATGGACCTGGCTACAGCTGTCCGCGTCATGTTCGACGGCATGATCAAAGGCATGTTCACCGGCCACAAACTTGCCGATCATTTCGGGCAGGTGGCAAATGATCCTGTCGGCGCCCGTAGCATCGTCAACTGGTCCGACAAGGCAAAGCTGATCGCCGGTTATTACAAGAACTTCATGGATGCAATCGAGGCGGCCCGTGAGACTCTGCCGCCGCTGGACGTGACCAAAGCCGACGCCAAGGCCGACGACAAGCCCGCTGGGCAGAGCGGCACGGCAATCACCACCGTTCTTGTCCCGGCCGCAACAGGACTGGCTGTGCCGATCGTCACCGGCATCAACAACGTCTATGCGCTGATCTTCGCCGTCGCGCTTCTGGCTGTGTCGTGCCTCGCTGGTTACATGTTCCTGTCGGGTCGCTGGTCGATCAACCGGAGCAAGGCGACATGATCTCCCGCGTCTCACTCGCGGCCGGTGGCGTCGTCGGGCTCATCTTCGGCATGATGCTGTTCCACCTCATCAACATCGCCGTGTGGCGTCCTGCGGCAGTGAACGAGGGCAGGGAGATCGAGCGGGCCGCAATCATTCAGCAAGCCATGAAAAACATCGAACAGCGGAGCAAAACCAATGCTGAAATACGTGTTCTTGATACTGGTGCTCTTTGCCGTGAGTTGGGTGGTCGCTGGGTGCCAGAAGATAACATCTGTGAGTGATGGCAGTGGCTTCGAGTTGCTGACACCATCGGCAGAGACGCGAGCGTTCATCGTGGCGAATGATCAGCCGTTCGGCCGGCAGGTAGCCGGCCATAACCGGACGTGCGCCGCGCAGCCGGGTTGTCGGAAATAGATATGGCTTCAAACGATGACATCATGCTCGCGCTTGGTAAATTGCAGGAGGGGGTCGATAGGCTCCGCAGTGATTTCCAAGAGGAAAAGCACATGGCCCACGAGAGCCGCGCGGTCATCCACCAGCGCCTTGATAATCAGGTCCAACAGATTGGCCACATGGAAACGACCATCGCGATTTCGGGGGAAATCGACGCCCAGATCCGCGGCGAACTCAAGGGGCTGAAAGAGACAGTGGAGAAGAACCAGGAGGCGGTGTCACCGACAATTGCAGAGTGGCGGCGCATGAAAACTCTCGGTCTCGGTATTGCAGGCCTCATCGCAATGGCCGGCCTGACTGTCGGGGGCATTGTCGCCCACATGAGCGAGACGGCTGTCTCGGGGATTCGGCACTGGCTGAAGATCCCGTAAGAAACGAAAAACCCTCCCGCATTTCTGCAGGAGGGCGAGGGGGTATGTGGCTTCACGCTTGGAGAGCTACTGCAAGCGCATGTGAATGATGACAGCCAATAGTTGCTGCGACATTAACGGTGCAATCTCAGTCGATCACGTCAGCCTCGCCGTCAACCTTTGTCCAAGTGAGCGACCATTCGTCTGCGGAGCCTCGGCCATGCACAATTCTCCCTTGAGCTGGCACCTCGTCATCGACGGTAACAAGTTCCGTGGGCGTGATGCCTGCCAAGCGCAATACCCGAGCCATTTTGCTTAGTTCAGGCAGGGTTGTGACCTGCTTGACTTCATCGTGACCTGGTTTTGAGATAGTCCATGAATACAAACTCATGATTCGTAGAAAATCATGGCCCGCTAATTTATTCTAGCGACCCTATAGGGTGTTGAGCTGAAAAAATATTGGCTGGCTCAAACTACGTTACAGCCGCCTCAGGCAGGGCGTTAGCCTGAACGACCTTAGCGGCTATTCTCAGGCTCGCCATCAACCTTCGTCCAGGTCAGCGACCATGCGTCCATACTGCCTTCATCGTGGGTATAGGTTCCCTGGTCCGGGAGGGTTTGATTGTCGTTCATGAAGACTCCAATGCCGGGCAG